TAACAAAGACAGATGTTAACCACGACTTCCCACAACCTCTGAATGCTTGTATAACAGAACGCTTAGGACCATGCTGCAAGTACTTACACATGTCATACTGTAACTTTGTAGGCTGTGGTAAACCCAGATGCTGCCAGCAAAGATATGTGAAGTTTCGTAAATCCTTTAATTCATGTGGTACTTCTACAGTCCGTTTGGTAGCCATTTCTCGGTGCTTCTATTTCCTTTACTCTCGTTCCATCTAGCGGGTACAACCTGTAAATTTAATGGGTGGTGTAAGCCTCCAACTGAAAGAGGTACTATGTGATCTACATGGAAGTCTATGCCTAATTTATTTTGAAGTCTTATGCGGTATGCGTAGATTTGTTTTATTATTTGTTCTTCATGCTCTGTTAAAACTGCACAAGCCTTTTTCTCTCTTGCTCTCCTTCTAACTCTATTAGCAGCTCTAACAACTCTACCCTTATGTGATTTATAATATTCGTTCCTAGCCTTAATAATTTTATCTCTATTTTTTAATCTATATTCAGCATTTTTACTTTTACCGTTTTCAGAGTTACTATAATTAAGCTGTGATTTCGCTCTAGCTTTTTTACCGGCATTGGTTTTTTCGTAGTCAGCTTTCCATTTTATTCTCTTATCAGTTTTTTCGTATTCACGGTTGTAAGCAGAATGATAAGCTTTACCTTTCTCTGATCTAGAATATTCTCTTTTTCTAAGTCTATCTTTTTCTATTGCATCAATATCAGCCCACATTTCTAGACTGTCTTTTCCTTTATTCCATTGCCTAAAAAATAAACCGACAACAAGTGGATGCGGGTCTCCATGTTTAAAAGTGCCTTTAGGTTTTCCAGTCTGTAACAATTTTTGATTAAAACCTTTACCACGCCTGTACTTCTCCAAGCTATCTTCAAACAGATTAAGCTTCAGCTGCATCGTCTTCCCCAAAGGGTACATCAATAATTTTATTATTCAGTTCGTCTAAAGGAGTACCTACACCGCTGTCCATCAATACGTTGTTATCTTTCAGGAACTGCCTAGCTCCATTTAAAAGAGCAGCGTTGTACTCCCCTGTATCTTCCATCATATCTATGCTGTGACTGTACGCACCTGCTATCTTATCGTGCAGTTTACTTCCCTCTTTATGACTTAGCATGATGTTATATTACTATTGGTTGTTATCTTTGTAAACAAAAAGAGGCGGCTCCGAAGAACCGCCCCTTAATGATGGATGAGCTATAAACTCTTAAGCAGTTAATGCTGTTTCAAACTCAGCGACTGTTCCTAACTCAGTACCGTTATGGTAGAGGTCAGCGTCAAACTTAGCGGCAGTAGCCGATCCGTCAGTCGAGGAGATGTCAGTAGCAGCAGCAGTTGCAGAGGTATTAAGGACTTTGAACTTGTCGTCTCCTTCGTCCCAGATGAATGCAACATTGCTTTCGGAAGAACCACGCTCAACGATGAAACCACCGTCATTCGAAGCATTTGTTCCGGAAGCTGCACCTTTAGAAAGGTTCATGATGCTGTCAGTAACATCGATGTTGGTGGTGTTAACCGAAGTGGTCGTACCATTAACAGTCAAGTTACCAGAGAACGTAGCATTGGCAGCACTGATGTTACCGCTGAAAGAAGCGGAGTTACCGTCGGCAGCTAAGGAACCAGCTTGAGTTTGCAGAGCAGAGATATCGCTGTCGTTGCTGCTGATAGCAGAAGTGTTAGCGGATACGCTGGACTGCAAGGACGAGATGTCACTATCATTCGAAGAAACGTTCGATTGAAGAGTGGAGATGTCAGACTGAGCAGTAGAAACGTCAGATTGAAGTGAGCTGATGTCCGAGTCATTGCTGCTTACGTTAGATTGTAAGGTAGAAATGTCGGAGTCGTTAGAAGCAACAGCGTCAGCAACAGTCTTTAACTGAGCATCAAGAGCTTCGTCAGCAGCTTTAAGGCTGGCAACAGAACCGAGATAGTTGGTCGAACCGTTAGCACTGTAAGCACCGTTAGCACCAAGACCAGCACCAGCTTGAGTAGCGTCAAGTTCAGTTTGAAGACCAGAAGCAGTTGAAGATACTGAATCTACATATGCTTTGGTAGCGGCGTGAAGGTCGGCAGTAGGAGCACCTGAAAGGGTCAAAGCCCCAGTCATTGTTCCACCTGCGAGGGCAAGCTTCTTATCAAGCTCTACTTTTGTTTTTTGACCCAATTGGGTAAGCAAACTAGACATAATATATAATCCTTTGTTGTGGGTTAGTTGTGTTTAGAAAGAGTATAAGGACAGCTAATAACTGTCAAGCTGGCTCGGTGATTAAAATAGCTCCAGCCTCAGTCGTTAAGCTATCTCCATCTTCTGCAAGTATATGAGTAACAGTAGGTACTGCACCACCAAGCTCTACGATTTTCCAAGCTGTTCCGTCGTCAACTGCTATACAAGGACCACCACTACCATCTCCATCTGTGACATATATGATACGTCCTGATGTACCCGCTTCTGGTAAACTTGATGTAAGATATGATCCAATTTGCAGAGATTGTGATATATTTACCGAACCACTAATCAAGCCTCCGGACTTATCAAACTTGTTATCAAGCTTGGCTTTAACCTTCTGACCTAACTGTGTAAGTAAACTGCTCATTGCTCGTTACGGTGTATTTAATCCATCTAAGAAGTCTTGATAATCACCAACTTCCTCCTCGTGTGCATCTAAGAAGTACGGTAAATCATTCCAAGCATCCGTCCCGTTTCCGATCTTCATCCTGTTACGACTGCTATCCAATTCAAGGCCTATTTCCCCTTCTAAAAGTACAGGGTTGGTGGACGCCCAGTTGCTGGGGGTATCCCTTCTAAGTTGTATTCTTTTACTAAATGTAGCCATTTGTTATGCTCCTCCTCCTTCGTAAACATCTAAGTTATCACTAGCAGTTGCTCCTAAAGCGTCAATCTGTGGGTCACTCAACGGTGCGTTACCACCACTTAATCCGATGATGTCAGGGTCAGCTAAAATGGAATCTGTCACTGCTTTAGCAGCCGTTGCCGTAGTTACCGCTTCCGTCGCACTTCCCGAAGCCACAGCACCAAGTGTATTGTATTGAGCGATTAATGGACTCGGTCTAACAACACGAGGTCTTCTGTACGGTCTAGCCATGTCTTAGCACTTCCACCTACGCAAAGCTAAAGCCTTACGGGTTGGACGACCTTTACTATCTTTCATCGGTCCTTTGACACCAGACATCCTAGCACAGAAGGAACGCTTACGTGGACCGCCGCCGGGCTGAGGAGCTTTAAGTTTAGAACCTGTAGCTCTGTTATACTTAGCTCTTCCCTTTGCAGTGAGTCCACCCTTCTTGCTTTTCTCACCTCTGCCTATCGACAGTGATACGCCTTTACGCTTTTTTGCCACGGCCCTTCAGAGTAACACCACGACGTTTCAACGCTACGATGTCCGCTTGTGTTATCTTCTTTTTATCGCCAGCAACAGCAGCTAAGCGTTTTTGTTTTAAGCTGTATTGTGAGTACGGCATTACTACTTCTTCTTAAACCCACGCTTCATATTAGCGTAAGCTTTTGGTGTAATCGTTGACTTCTTTTTACTACGACTGATGCCGAGTTTCTTTCTTCTATTAATGTTTGCGTATAATCCTTGTTTCATCTCTGTACTAATAACTCCATCATACGATCTAATTTATTGTGAACTTCTTTAAGTGCTTCTTCTACCTTTGCGATCCGTGCTTCAACAGCTCTATCTCTTTCCCGCTGTGCAGCTAACTCCACCTCTATCTTTGTAAGTCGTTTATCACCGAGATCAAGACGTTCAATAACACGTTTGATAATCCACCCGATAACGCCAAGAGCGACAACAAGAGCGGTGTTAAGAAAGCCAGAGATGGATTCGATCATCGTTATCCGATAGCTACTGTTTTAATGTGTGTATGGGTCGTTCCCCAGTTTCCGCTTTGCCAGTCTCCGTTGTTATCTAAATATAACCAACCTTGCTCTGCTAATTGCACCGTTAATTGAGTTGTTGATACATTAAGTATTTGACCACCTCCTTCAGAGTTAACTGAACCTGTCCACCTAAGAGTTAAATTAACTTCTCTTTGATTAGAACCCGATGAGTCTGTAGCCATCCATAAGGTAACATTTATATCTTTAGTTCCTAAGTTATGTGTGAAAGTATAAGTACCCCCGTTAGCTAGTCCTGTAGTGTTGTTAAACCATCCGCTTGAGTACTTAGAAACCGCACTACTACCATTACTTGCAGCTGTAATTCGACCTTGAGCATCTACTGTTAAATTAGTGTTTGTGTAAGAACCAGCAGTAACAGCAGTGTCAGCTAACTGATCTGGACCTACACCATCATTTGCAATACTAAGTGTACCACTTGTAGTAATAGGTCCGCCTGTCAACCCTGTACCACTGCCTACTGAAGTGACTGTACCGCTACCACCTGCTTCACTAAGTTTTGCTAAACGAATACCACCAGCAGTTGTCCCGTCGTGTACTCTAAGAGTGTCGTTTGTTGTATCTACTGTTACTTCACCTTCAGCTCCAGTAAAGCTACTGTGCTCGGTGTCTGTACCTCTTCTAAGTTGTACTGATATATTTGGCATGATGGTCTTATACGATTGATCCGAAGTCTAGCGTAAGTGCAAGCTTTGCGGAAGTTACAGCCTCATCGGCTAATTGCGTGGTATCTACTCCACCGTTTGCGATACTTAATGTAGCGTCTCCAGAAGTAGCTCCTCCACTCAATCCGGTGCTGGCGATAACAGCAGTGATGTCTCCGCTTCCTCCGCTAACAAGTGTACCACCTGCGGTCGATCCGTCGTGTACATAAAGTTTCTTTTGATCTGTTGTGTAGATTAACTCTCCAGCTGCTCCAGTAAAGCTACTGTTTTGAGAGTCTGTTCCCCTGCGAATTTGTACTGCAATACTCATAATGTTTATACTATTTGTCCGTAAGAATAAGAAGCCGATACAGGATCAGCGGCTACACTCCCCCAATCATACTCCGTTGGAATGTCTGTTGCTACTTTATACCCCCGTTCAATAACAAGGATTTCTGAAAGATTAGGTGGTGGTGTATCGAACTGTATCTCATCTGCTCCACCTGCTATTGTGTAGTCGTCTGGGTCTTGTACAGCACCGTTAATAGATACCAATACAGCAGAAGAAGCTACACCGTTTGTAGTAAATGAAAGAGAGAATGTATCAGTCGTACCGTCCCCTGTGAATTTATTAAAGTCTGGAGTAAGCCCAACACCCGTAGCAATAGCAGAAGCAATACCGTCTACATAAGCTTTCGTCGTAGCGTCTGCTAAAGCAGTAGGAGTACCTACATTTGTAATACGTTTACCTTTAGCATCCCACTGTGTACCGCCTTGTTCTTTCTGTAACGACGCATCATTTAACTCACTGATCTCTTCAGCAAGATAACGATTGTGTAGGTACGCTCTGTCTAACTCCGATTCCGTTAATACAGAACCATTTACAAAGTCTACAAGGTTATCACCGGGTTGGCTCTTTCTGCGTACTCGAACGATTTGTCCAGCTGTTGCTCCAACATTTAACCGTACCTTTGTATCGCCATTACTTTCAACGATGATTGAATAAGCAGATGCAAGTTGAACAACACCGTTAATCTCGACTGTTACGTGTTCGTCTTCTAAGTAATCAAAAGTAAAAGCAAAGTCCGTCTGTCCGGCTGTCGCTGTATAATCTTGGAAAGTGTTAGCCATGATGTTAAGTGTATATTATTAATTATTGAGTGAGAAGAGCAAGTCCTTA